GTTCTTATTTCTTATGATGATTTACGTCTTGTTAATTCTAAACTTATAGAACTTAAATATGAAAAACAAATTAATACTAATCTACGTAATATCATTTCTAACGATAGTATTGTTATTCAAAATTATCAAGTTATCAATGAAAAGATTAACAAAGATTGTAAGAAAGCAATTCGTCAAAGAAATATAATGTTTGGTAGTGCTACTGTTTTGTTTATTACTACTTTAATTACTATATTTGTAAAATGATATGGCAAAACTTGAAGCTAATGTGGAAGAAGTTATTAGGACTTATCCTTTTCTGAATTATATTAATGAGGATAAAAGCCATTATAAAACAGCTACTGAAGCTGGTTATAATGACCCTGATAATTTATTTCTTATTGGTGATAGTGGAGGTTTTCTTCTTAATATACAGCCTGGAGATAAATTTGTAAATACTCATTTATTTACTGAAATGGCTGATTTTTATCGTAAAAATAAGAAATATACTTTTCTTAAAGAAGATACTATTCCACATCGTCAATTTAGAAAAAGAGAAGAATATCGTAGAAAACATGGTCTTACAATGCCATGTCTTCTACGTAATGGTAAAATTGAAAATATAAGAATTACTGGTTCTCATTATAATTTTCTTAATTACACTATGATTGAACAGCTTGACGAGAGTACAACTCAATCTACATCTAAATCTAGTGTAGCTAGAAAATATTATGATTTTAGTAAGTTTATAGATGCTCAGTTTTGGACATTTCATGTAATGGAATTTGCTATACGAAATGGTTTTCATCTTATTATAGATAAAACTCGTCGTGGTGGCTTCTCTTATATTATGGCTGCTGATAGTGCTAATAATATAAATTTACAGCCTCGTAAAGTTCAGATTCATGTTGCTGCTGATAAAAAATATCTTGTAGCTACAGGTGGTTTAACTGATTTTGCAATCAATAATCTTCGTTTCTTTGAAACTAAAACTCCTTTTGTAAAAGGTATTATTTCAACAGATAAAGAAAACTTTCGTCTTGGTTTCAAACTTCCTAATGGAGTTGTTAGTCCTAAAAGCTGGAACTCTGCATTATTTACAGTATCTGCTATGAACAATCCTGATTGTGCTATTGGTAAGGATGCAGTTAATGTAAAAGTAGAAGAGCTTTCTACTATGGAAAACTTTGACGAATTTATGTCTGTAACAGAACCTGCAATGCGTACTGGTAGTTATACTACTGGTAGTTTATTTTGTTGGGGAACTGCTACTTCTGGTAATATGCAAGTTTTTGAACAAAATTTTTATTCTCCACGTTCTTATAATTTTATGCCTTTTGAAAATGTTTGGGATAAAGATTGTCGTAATGAAATTTGTGGTTACTTTAAAAGTTATGCTTGGGGTCTTCAAGGTCAGATTGGCGACCAATATGCAATGGATAAAGATGGTAATTCTAATATAGAACTTGGTCTTCGTATTGCATATAACGAACGTAAAAAGAAAAAAGAAACAGCTAAAACATTTGCTGATTATATAAATTATCTTGGACAATATGCTCTTATGCCAGCAGAATCTTTTAGTTCTGCTACTGAAAATCTTTTTAGTAGTGAAGAATTAATGGCTTGGGAAGAACGTCTAAGAACTGATAATAGTTTTAAATTTTATGCAGATGGTTGGCTTTTTGAAGAGAATGGTAAAATTATATTTAAAACTAATTCTCGTATAGCTGCTGAAGGTGGTAAATATAATGAAGACTATTACGATTGGATTGAAGGTGTTCCTCGTAAAGGACATGAGCATCCTCATGGTTGTATTCGTAAATGGTTTGAACCAATGAAAGTTCCTCATATAAATAAAGAAGGAAAACAAGTGATTGGAACTCCTCCTGGATTATATTCTATAAGTTATGACCCTGTTGGTGTAAATAAAGAGAATAAATTAATTACTAATAAACATTCTCATAACTCTATTAAAGTATGGATGAACCCTTGTCAATATAATGGATTTAAAACTGCTCTTGTAGCAGCATATTATGGTCGTCCTGAAAAACTTGAAGAAGCTGATAGAGTTTGTTTACTTCTTGCTAAATATTATAATTGTATTGGAACAACAGGTGTTGAAATTAACCGTGGTGAAACTGTAAGTAATTTTACTAAATGGAAAGCACTTAAATATCTTATGAAAGACCCAGTTCAAATTTGGGATACTTCTATTAAAGGTAATATAGTGTCTACTTATGGTGTTAATATGGGAGATGGAACAAAGAAACTTGAAGGTCTTCGATTACTTAAAGAAATGCTTTATTCTATAGTCGGACAAGACGATTTAGGTAATGATGTTTATTTGTTTCAAACTATTTACGATTATCAATCTATTCTTGAACTTAAAAAATGGAATAACCTTGGTAACTTTGACCGTGTTTCAGAAATGATTATTCGTGCTCTTCAATGGCGACTTTGTGATATAGAAGCAGCTAAAGAACTTGCACATCGTAAAAAATTAATTACAGATGATGATAAAAAGAATATATTAACAAGAGCTTGGTTTTAATAATATGGCTAAATTTAAAGTTATACATATAGATATATACAGACGTGATATTACAGTTTTTATAGGTAGTCATGATGAGTTTAAAACTTGGATTGCTACTTGTGAAGTTCCTACTAGTTGGGAACAACTTGTAGAAGCTGTAGTAGAAAGTGAAGATAATGCTGAAGCTTCTTATTGGTATAACAATAATAATGGTAACGGTATTATAGAACTTAAGAAACATCCTGAAACGATAGAAGAAATATCTACTGCTGTTCACGAATGTTTACATTGCACAATGAGAGTTCTATCTTATATAGGAATACCTTGTGTTGATTATGCTGCTAATGAAGCTTATACTTATCTTCTTGAATACATTCTTAAAAATGTATTAGATTATAAAGATTATGAACTTGTAAAACTATAATATTATGATGCCTAATTACATTGCCACTTTTCCACAACAAAGAGTTAGTGGCGCAGTTAAAAAAACAGCAGATTGGTACGCTAATTGTATTGATTATGTAATTGATGCTGGTCTTAGTTTTAATGATAGGAAAGATACTGAACTAAAACTTAGTATTCTTCGTGGTGATTTACCTACTGAGTTTTATAAAAAGACTCTTAATCCTTACAATAGTGCTAATGAAAAATATCAAAGATTTCCTGCTACTCTTAGAAATCTTGATATTATGTCAGATGTTATTCGTAGATATGTATCTGAATATTTCAAAGGGGTTCACGAATTTGTAGTTGGAGCTAATAATCCTGATATTGTTATAAACAAAAATGCTAAACTTAAAGAAAAGATTGGTGAACTTGCTCAACAAGCTTTTCAACAAGAGTTTGAAAGACAATATCAAGCAATGATTCAACAAGCACAACAACAAGGTCAAGATCCAAATACTATTAATCCTCAACAAGCAATGCCTGATGTTGACAAGTTTATTGCTGATTTTAATGAGAAGTATATAGATGATGAAAGTAAACAAGGTCAAGATATTCTTGATTATGTTCGAGCAATGACTCAAGATAATATTATTTATCTATCTGCTTTCTTTAATTTTGTTTCTCTTGGTGAATGTTATTCATATTCAGATGTAAGAGGAAATAAATTATTCAAAGAAAATGTTCCTGTTCTTGAAGCTTTTCCTATTCCTAATGATAAGTTTTTCGTTGAAGACCATGATATGTTTGCAAGACGTATGCTTATGTCTTATCAACAAATCATAGATATGTTTGACGATATGCTTACAGATAAAGATAAGAAATTCCTTGAATTATATTATGGAAGAGCTTCTTCAAATAATGGTATAACTCAACTTAATTATACACAAATGTTTGAAACTTATCCTGATATTTGTGATAAGTTTACAAAAAGAGAACGTGAAATATTTAAGAAAGAACCTATTACTATTCATGCTGAAAACAATAATCTATTTGAAGTTTGGCATGTTGTTTGGAGAGGAGAAGCTAAAAGAGGTATTCTTACTTATATAAATGAACTTGGTCTTCAAACGACTCGTGTAGTAGAAGAAGATTATAAATTTAATCCTGAAGCTGGAGATATAAATATAGAATGGGTTTATGAACCTCAAGTATATGAAGGTTATCGTATAGGTGGAAGATATAATTCTATCTATCCTATTAAAGCTCGTCCAGTTGCTTTTAATCGTAATGGTAAACTTCCTTATAATGGTATCATGGAAGTTCTTCCTATGATGGGCAAATTTAGTATTATAAAACTTATTACTCCATATCAAGTTATGCGTAATATCTTTGCTTATCATAGAGAAATGGTTATAGCAAAAAACAAAATGCTTATTCTTCTTCTTCCTGAATCTCTTATTGCTTCTAATTCCGAAGATAAAATTTATAAGATGGCAGCTGATGGTGTTCTTCTTATAGATGATTCTGAAGATACTAATTCTCTTAAAATGCAGCAAATAAGATTGCTTAATGCTAATATGGGTGATTATATTACTCAGCTTACTAATCTTATGGAAGCTACTAAACTTGAAGCAAGAGAAATGGTAGATATGAATATGCAACGTTATGGTGACATTGCTCAATCTGCTGGTGCTGCTACTACACAAGAAGCTATTTCTCGTTCTTCTATGGGTATGGTTATTCTTGTTCAAATGTTTGATGAATTTAGAAAAGCTGATTACAATCGTGATTTAGATTATTGTAAATTAGCATATGCTGAAGGTCTTGATACTTCTTATTGGGACGAACTAGGTAAACGTAGATTTATTAGTCTTGATGTAAATACTTTTATTAGTTCTGATTATTCTACTACAGTTCGCAACGATTCAAAAGAACTTGATAAGATTCAACAACTTCGTCAATGGGCATTTAGTGCTGCTCAAAATGGTGACCTTGATATGGCTCTTGCTGCAATATCTGGAGATAATGTTTCTCAAATTAAAGCTACTGTTCAGAAATTTATGGATATTAAACGTCAACACGAAGAACAGATGAAACAGATGGAGCAGATGATGAAACAAGAAGAATTACAATCTAAACTTCAAGAGATTGCTGCTAAGGGAGAACAAGATAGATTAACTGAAGAACTTAAGTATGCTTATGAAATGCAACTTAAATATATGGATGTTGATATGTCTTTACTTGCTTCTAATGCTAGCGATGAAAGTGCTCGAAATCGTCTTGCTGCTATAACAGAAGATAATAAGCGTAATCTTGAACAACAACGTATTCAGCTTGATAGAGAAAAACTTATGGCAGATACTTATAGCAAAGCAGCTGACCGTGAAGTTAAACGTCATCAAATAGATACTCAATTAAAAATAGCTAAAACTAATAAAAATAAATATGATAAATAAATAGTGCATTTCCAAACTATTCCTTGTCCTCTTGGTAGTCTTAATGATTATCAAGAGGATTTCTTATTAAATACCACATATTTTTATAGCATTTCAGTGTGCTAAATTGTTGAGTAATAGGATTGTTCGTCTAAACAAATTCCGGCTAATATGGCTTAAATATGAGCCTCACAGAGTATATTTTTAATTGGCAGTAATCTATTATAAATCAACATTTCATTAACAATTATTATACATAATATTGGCAGTAATAAT